TCTCCTATGGAACCAGGATTAGGCACAATCAGCCCGGCATTATTCAGCATTTAAAAATTTCTTGTTAGCATATAAGGTAATAAGAAAAAATTAACATAAATATTATTTGGCTCCACCTTTCCTAAAGGTGGATTTTGGATCCACCTTCTTCCAAAGGTGGCTTTACATGAATCCCATGTTATAATCGTCGTCACACACCGCCGCATCCGACTTCTTAATGTTAGTGATATTGTTACGAATCTTGATTGTATTCGTGGCGCATCCATCGCTCTTATCAGAGCTGATTCCGAACATATTATCAATATTGTTCGTCTGTTTGGATACAGCTGCCGCCAGGTTCGCCATTTCCTTCATGTCAAGGATGACGTTGAAAGCGCCGGTTCCGTATTTTCCATACTGACCGCACATAACACTAGCGGATACACCGCGCATCTGGTCCAGTTCCGCATGACGCGCTGCGTCCAACAAGACCTCTGTATGCACCTCAAACGTTGCCTTCGCAATCGGCCCGATGTTGTCATTCAACAGTCCAGATCGGAAGATCGGAACCATGTTCTTACTGATCGCCATCCTATCACACAATAAACTCAAGTGGTGGTAGTTGATGTAAGCGTCACTGAACTCCATGACCTCCGAAATCTCGTTGAAAAGCATCTGTCGCGCGGCCTCAATTCCGAGCACGTCATACACCTCGCGAATATCATTGCTGTAGGTGCGAATCACATCTATGTAATCCAACCCAAGTATCTGTAGTAGATTGGAACCCGTCGTATCCAGAACCCAAATATCCTTTCGGACATACTTACTATCCTCCAATGATACCATGTTCTGTAACTTTCTCGGCGCAACCTTACCAATGTTGGTTATTCCACGCAGAACAATGCTATTCAATAAGACATCCTGCATATTCTTCAAGACATATATCTCATCCGATTGGTCCAGAGTATTCGCCACAATCTTCTTTTTCTTGTTGATATCAAACAACCGGATTCGGAACACTAGCTTATCACTGTTGTAATCCGAGAATACGCAGCTGATATTTTCTCCATATGCGCTGTTGGAGATCGCGTAGTGCACGTCATCCATTGTAATATTCTTCTCCAATAATATGCTCGCATCCAATTCCATGCGAATGATCCACCTGGAACGCATCCTCGTATCGGCCGGAGCGCTTCCATCATTGCACTCGTCTACCATGTCCTCAAACTCGTAGAACTGGTCTAGCAGTACTTTATCGGACTCAACCATCGTCGTGCGCTCATTCGGATCAAAGCAGATCTGCATGGAACTCACAATATCCGACAATTTGGTGAACTCAATCATGTTCGCATACTTGGTGGCCTTATCCTTATCTAACTCATCCATCTGCTTCAAGTGGATAGTGAGCGAAGGATTCTTCGGATTGCTCGTGAGGCGCAGAAGCTCCTCAATGCGCGGCACTCCGCGAGTCACGTTAGATTTACTCGCAACTCCAGCCAAATGGAACGTATTCAGCGTCATCTGCGTAGTAGGCTCACCGATACTCTGTCCGGCGATAACTCCCACCATCTCTCCCGGGTGCACGATGGACTGCTTGTATTTCAATACGATCATCTCCAACAGCATAGTGAGAGCGTTCTTATGGAACCGTTTCTGTAAGCACAAGCTCTTCGGCGACAAGTAATAGAAGTACAGGACCTCAAACAGCCTGCCCGGTTTCGCAAGAGTCAGTGAATTCAATCGCTCGTAATACTCCTCAATCATCTGAAACGCCTCCAATGGAGTAATGTCAACCACAGAGTTCGCATTGAGGCTCAGTTGTCCCTGGATATTGGAGATGGAGTTTGCGAACGATACGGGCATCTTCACTCCATCCTCGTTCTTGTGTTTGAAAACCGATTCTACAATCTCCTTGCGACTAGCGATCATCTTATTGATGTACTTCACACATTTTTCCTGAGCGGTCTTCGCCTGCGACTTCATGCGTTTGCCAGCTTCCTTCGTGTAAATCGCGTTCACATTGGTGATGTCGTTGATGTCATAATGCATGTAGATGTCCTCAATACTCATTCCGACCAGTGGGATAGACTGATTCTCTACACGCGTCGCATCAATTCCGTCGTCACCATACGCGAACTGAATGATACGACCCATGTTATTTCTCACCGTCATATCATACTCCACCTTCAAGTCCTCCATACCCTTGATTAGCCTGCGCTGGATATATCCAGTCTGAGACGTCTTCACCGCAGTATCAATCAAACCGATACGACCGCCCATAGCGTGGAAGAATAGTTCCTTCGCCTTGAGTCCCGAAATATACGAATTGTTTACGAATCCACGAGCAGTGGGGCTGTCGTCGTACTTACAGAAGTGCGGTAGCGTGCGATTCTCAAATCCGTATGGGATTCGCTTTCCATCAACGTTCTGTTGACCCAGACCAGCAATCATCTGTGAAATATTCAACATGTTACCCTTGGAACCCGACTTCACAATCATTAGGAAACGATTATCCTTGCTAAGACTGTCGCGCGCTACGCGACCAGACTCATCGCGCGCCTTATTCAGGATATTATTCACTTGGTTCTCAAACTCAACCGAGTTCGTGTGCGCGGTATTATTCTCAAAGATTCCCAGGTGGACTTTATCAATTAGCGACTGCACCTCCAATTGCTGTTTGGTGACCGCCTGTATGATCTTGTTCTGAGTCATCTTGTCTGCTACCAGATCACTCACTCCTACACTATACGAACTGGACTTCATGTACTCCGTAACAACATTCTGCAGATCATCAATGAAGTTGGAGCAGGCCATGTTTCCGAAATCGTTGAAGATTCTGTGTAGGATTCCCTTAGACGTAGAACTCAAAACTGACTTCTCCATCTGTCCGCGAATGTATTTCCCATTACGGATCTCCAATACATTGTTGGATGTAGCATACTCCTCGTTGTCGCCGAACAAGTTAGTCTTATAGTTCAAGGTAATCGGTGCCAGAATCTGTGACAACACATCAAAACTATTCAGCTTGTTTCCAGCATCGCGGATGGCCTTCGTATTCACCCTGGGGAACATCATCAGGAGATTCATGGCATCCCTCTGTGTCAGTTTAACATTCGGTCTCGTGAACCGATATGACCCAAGAAGCGAATCCTGGAAAATGCCGATGATCGGCGCATTGGAGGCAGGACTAATAATTTGGTAAGGGATCGCTGCCAGGTGTCTCAGCTCTGTTTCAGCCAGCACATTCTGGGGTAAATGCATATTCATTTCCATTGAATTACCCATAGTTTCCTATGGGAGTAGACTATACCTTAAGCCTCATCAGGTTGATTAAACCATCATATGAGACCCATAACCGTCTAGTCGTTGAACCTTCCCCATGCTCTTATCAAAGCGAGTTTAGGGGCTTGGCTGCGGATCGCCCAATCCTTCACATTTTTACCATTGTGTTCGGCAATTAACCGAGTTCCTCAGATCCGTTTCCAGATGTGAGTGGTAGTGAAGGCTCTATAGGGGTTTCCCGCAATTTGGTCATGTTGCTAATGTTTTGTTTTAAACTTCTTATAAATTCCTCTGCGTTCTTTCTACTTTCGCTTAACGGAATATGGACTCCACCGAAATCGGCTTTCTTCTTGTCAATCAATACGTACCAACCATACTGTGTTTTTTCTCTGTTTAGCGGATGAATGTACTTGTGTATGTCGTCCGATATACAACTTACACCAATAAATCGCTGAAACTTCTTGTCTTTGAAATAACGTGCTACGCCATCAGATACGCGTTTTTTACTTTCATCACAGTGAGTAAATGTAGTTCCACCGTTCTTAAGGTTATATCCGTTTGGAAACAGACTATTCAACTCCTTAATGTAATGAGTTTCGCGCGCATCCGCATTTACAATTTCGCAATATTCCAATAGTTCTACACTAAAGTTGGTAACGCCATATTTACGTATAGCGTTATTCAAATAGTATGATTGGTTTTGCTTTGATGAAAATGCTTCTGATATATGGCAACGAAATCTACCTTCGCGTCCATGTGGCCTATAGCGTTTGTGATTCAAAATGTGAGACAATGCCTGTCCCACATATAGTTTACCACTTGCTATGTTCGTTATTTTATAAATTTCACAGTATCGGATATTAGGATCGTCTATGATCTGGTTTGACAGATTAATTCGGTTTGATGGTTCCATTTTATATAGAGAACCTCTATTCTCTTTAAGTAGTTTTTCAAAACATTAACTAGGGAGTATCACGCTTTTCACGCTCCCTGTTGAGGACAAAATGTTTTCAGCATTTTATGACTGCGTATAAGCAGTCAAGTCTATCCCCGTCAAAATCAGCATTGTAAGGCTTGGTCACTCCAACATTGAAGCGGAATGTATCGCCCTTCTTCATAATTTTCGCAATGTGACACATCATACTCATCCTGTGGAGGGACGGTTGACGGTTAAATAAGACCGCGTCGCCATCCATCATGTGACGATGTACGATGTCGCCATTCTCAAGATTCACTGAATTTCGGTCAACATATCTCAGTGAAATATTACCTCCGCTCTTGCGCTCCAGGATCTTCGCGCCTGGATATGTTTCCGGTCCATTCTGTACCAACTTCTTGAGGAACTCGCGATTCATGTCGTTCACCATAACTGGCTTCGTGAGATTCATCGCGATCTTCATCGGAACTCCAAGCTGGCGAATACTCAGATTCGGATCACCGTTAATAACGGAGCGCGAGCTGTAATCCACGCGCTTCCCCATGAGATTACCACGGATACGACCCTGTTTAGAATTCAAACGAGACGTTATACACTGATACGGGCGTCCCGAGCGCTGGGCGAGTGGAGCGGCACCCTTCGTCTTGTTATTGACAATCATTGCAATGAAATACTGTAGAAGCTTCGTCAGACCGTCAATCACATTCGCGGACGCATTGTTCTTAATTTTCTCTTGTAAATCCTTGTTCGTCTTAATGATGTTGCTATAAATGTGAGTAAGATCGTCCTCGCTTCTCTGTTGCGCGTCATGCTTGACGGATGGTCTGACCGAAGGTGGCGGCACGGGTAGCGCTTGGCATATCATCCAATCA